GAAGTTCGCCAGCTTGACGTGATCCAACTCGTCGGAGTCGGTGCGGAAGTACGTCACGGGCATGGTGCCCTCGCTGTATTCCGCCTTCAGCCAGTTCTGGCGCTCTAGGTAGATCATGGCGGCGGGGATCGACTGCTCAACGGCGCTGAGGCCGTACGGCGTCCAGGTGCGCTTGTTCCGCACGAAGTACGAGAGCTGATCCTTGATGAACTGGCCCGAGCCACCCTCGGCGGAGTAGAACTCGCCGTCCGACTCGGCGCTGGCCTGATACTCGCCACGGGGGAAGCCCCAGAGGATCTGCTGGTACGCCGGGGCCGGGGGCTGTGGGCGTGCGCCTCGGTTGTCGAGCAGCACCTTGATCGTGGGCGTGTCGATGACTTCGAACCCGATCACGTCGCGTCCGAGGTTGTAGCGGGGATAGATGGCGAGCCCGTCGAAGACATAGTGCTGGTAGAGCGCCTCGGTCAGCCACTCGGCGAACGTCACATCCGCCTCGGGGGCCGGGTTCTCCCAGAACATCATCAGCCGGTCGAGTTCCTCGCCGAACTGGGCCCGAGCGATCTTCGACGCCTGAGCGTGGCCGACGTTCTCCCGCTGCATGATCTCGGAGATGGCGTGGTCGCTGATCGTGAAGCCCCACTCCATGCCGACCATCTCGGCCACACGGATCTCGATGCAGCGGTGGATCACGTCACACTGCTCGGCGAGCGCACGAAGGACCGCCCAGCCGGGGAGTCGGTCGTTGAGGTTGAGGTTGTGGGCGACCTGATACTCGTAGCGCCGTGGCAACGCTCGGCCCGTTGCCGGGTCCACCACGTCGAGCGGTGCGGCGAGCAGCGGGTCACCCGGACCCATCTGGGAGCCGAACGTCTCAGGCAGCCGGGGCAGCGGGATCGCTGCGGAGCCCGGAGTCTGGAGCAGCTCTTGCATCCCGGCCACTTGGCGAGGGGTTGCAACGGAGCCACCCTGAGCGGCCACCATCGCAGGCGTCATGGCCTTGGTGACGGCATCTGCCGTGGCGTCAGCCACCGCCTTCGCCAGTTCTGCCTCTCGCGCCTTGCGACGCCCTCCGAGGATCGCCAACGGACTAGACGGTGGCGCTGGTCGTGGTCACCGTGGCCGTGGGGGCGGCGGTGGACGGAGCCGGTGGGATCAGCGAGGCGATGGTCTTGGCCGCAGGCTCGACCGGCGTGGCCGCAGCGACGATGGACGCCTCGGCAGCCACCTTGGCGACGTGGGCACGGGTGAGGTGCCATGTGTGAGCGATGCCCGCAGCGGCAGCGACGATGACGCCGACCGAACTCAGGCTGGCCTCGACTGACGTGGGCAGGTGGAATCCAGGCTGGACGGTGGCGAGGATGGCGACGACCGCACCGAGCAGGGCGGTCAGGGCACTCGTGACGCTGGCGGGGTTGGACCATTGGATCTTCACGATGCGGCTCCTAACAGGGTGTGGCAGGTCTCGCAGGCTGCGAGGTCTGAGCGGGTCTGCGATTGGCAGTTGGTGCAGTAGGTCAACATCGACTCGAAGAACGCATCGGCGCTCGACCCGATGGCGAGCTTCAGGTCAGCGATGGCGTGGACCATTGCGTCGAGGCGGTCTGGCGAGTAGCCCGAGTCGGGCAGCCAGCCGGTCATCTCGTCCTCCAACTCGGGGAACGTGCCGACCATGTGAACTCGACCCTGCTCAAACAGGGCGGCAATCGGTTCGGCCCGGAGGCGCTTGCCTTGGCGGGCGTTGACCTTGCGGTAGGGCACGTTCGGCTCGATGGCCCGCAGCGTGGCTTCGATCAGGTCGCCGCCCTGGTTGGCCTCGCCGACGATGGTGCCGATCTCGCCCATGTCGTGCCAGAGCTGGATCGCACGCCTCGCCCATGCGGCGGGGGTGTCTCTCGTCGTGCGGTCGTGCATGACGTAGGCGTGCCCGTCGATGCCCTTGCCAACGCCGACGATGCCGGTGGAGTCGGAGTTCTCGCCCGTGGTCACCGCAGGGTCGATGGCGACCACGATGCGGGTGAGTTCGGGTGCCTCTTTGACTCGGGTGGAGTCGATGAGGGCGTTCGTCCACAGTGCGCCCTCAACGTCGTCGAGGATCTCGCCGTAGAGTTCTTGGCGACCCATGCGGGTGCCCTCGTAGCGGTCCCTCAGTTGCAGCAGGGCAGCCGGTGAGAGGTTCGCAGCGTTGTCGAACGTCGAGCCACGGGTGACGAGCACGTTGTCCCGAGCCGTGAGCTGACGGATCAGCGGGGTCGGCTTGGGCGTCGTGGTGACGACCACCTTGGGCGTCTCCCCGAGTCGGAGGCCGAACTGCAACTGGTCCCAGGTCTCGGGCCGGGTCCATGCGGCCAACTCGTCGCACCATGCGCCGTGGTGCTGGGGGCCTCGAAGGCGCTCGGGCTCCTCGGCGCTGAACAGTTTGATACGAGAGTCGTTGGTCAGGACCAGTTCACCGAGCGAGCGGTTCCAGTTCTTGACCATGCGGTAGCGGTTCAGGATCGTCAGCAGCCCCGAGTCGCCCTCGACGCAGGTGTCACGGGCGTCGGAGTAGGTCGGGGCGATGACCGCCCACCTCGTCGCATCGTGGCGCACGGCTTGGTAGGCCAGCCACTCTGCGCCGGTTCGGGTCTTGCCCCATCCACGCCCTGAGAGGATCAGCCAGACGAGCCAGTCGCCCTCAGGTGGGAGTTGCGTCGTCCTCGCCTGCTGGTGGGTCCACAAGACCCTCGATGCCGCTGCTACCTGTGCCGGGGTCAAGGGCTGCGAGTTGCTGGGCAAGTCGCTCCACCTCCCGGTCGATCTCGGACCCGGCAGCGAACACGGTGACCTCTTGGGCGATGCGGGTCGGCTGGTCGAGGCCGAGGAGCCGTGCTCGGCGTTCGGCGATCTTGATGAGCTTGTCGAGGGCGTTGAGTTTGGCCTGCTGGTCGATCATCGGCGTGCCGTCGTCATCTCGGACGACTCGCCCGTGGTCAATCTTGGGCTGGTCGGTGACGAGCTGCTCCAAGGCCACACGCTGCAACAGGTCCAGGCGCTCGACCTCGACGGTGCGGAGCGACTCGACCGCTTCGACCGGGACCGCCTTGCACGCTCGCTCGACACGCTCCCATGCGGTCTGGGCGCTGCACCCTTGGATCTCTGCGATCTGGCGGTACGTCTTGCCCTCGGCCCTGAGCCGTGCGGCGTCGGCGTCGATGTTCGCCTGCTCGATGCTCTGCGTCATGTCAGGTTCCAATCGTCAGGGCGAAGTCGCCTGACAACTAGCCCCCGGATGCGCAAATGGTGCCGGTCCGTAGACACAGCACCACCCACTACACGCCAAAGATAGCAAACATCTGTTCGTCCTGCAAGCGGGGGTGGTTTCAGGTTTCACAATCACGCTGCCGGTGACATGTATGCAAGGACCACGGCGTCGTTCCAAGCCCGCTCAGCGATGATGCCGTCGTCCATGAACCGCTTGGCGAGCTTGCACGCCAGCATGTCGAGTTCCGAGTACCGGCGATACGTGCCCGACCCGTGAGCGTTCGCCAGTTGAGGAGTGATGTACCCCTTGCGGCACGCATAATCCAACTGGCGATAGGTCAGTCCCGACTCCTCCATGATCGCATCGCTATTGATTCCGCCTGGGTCGACTCGCATTTCACGCCACCTCACCCATCAGCTCCACGAACTTCTCCAACGGCATCACTGCGTACGCTTGGCTCACGTTCTTGCCTCGACGCTTGACCACCGCCACGCCGTAGTCGGCGCCAGCGTTGCCACGCTCGACCTCAGCCTCGTCCACGAACGATGCCAGCGTGATCTCTCGGACCGCCTTGCACTCGATCACCCATCTCGGCCCGAGGCCGGTGATGTCGCCCTTGTCCACGTTGCCTGCCAATGCCCGACGCTCTGCGTGCGGGTAGCCGTGCGCCTGGAGGAACGCCACCACGTCCGACTCGAAGGTCGTGCCCTTCTGCTTGGATCGGTTAGTCACCATCAACCTCCACAAGCTCGTGCATCTGTCCGTACTTGACCATCGGGCACTCGTGCCAGACCTGACCGTGCAGCGCCCTGACCTTGTGGCCGCACTTCTCGCAGCGGTAGTCCCGCATCACGCCGCGCCTCACC